ATGAAATATAACCAAATGACAAATAACTACTTTTTCCGTTTTTATAAGTGTGGTTTGAGCGTTGAAAAGACAGCTGAACTATGTTTCAAAACTGTGAGGCAGGTCAAAAATTGGGATAAGGGAGCAGAAATTCCACCAGAGTGTAAACGACTCATGCGTATGTATTGTGAACGAAAAATAGGACAAGGGGATAACTGGCAGGGGTTTTCTATTGTCAAAAATAGATTACGATTACCGACAGGTAGGGAGCTAGAGCCACAACAAATTTTAACTGCTGTGGCTTTATTAGAAATAGAATCTGACCTTGAAATTAAAACGTCGAGTTACTTATTAAAGACAGCTCGAATTATAGCTAACAATATATAAGAATAAGCCTCATTTGAGGCTTATTTGCCACCCTTACCAAACATATATCCGAGAGCTAAAGTTATAATTGGTACAAATATTCCCCAAATTGTTTGTATATGATCAATTGGGAAAATAGAAAGAACATCTGATTCATTTTTTGGTGTAGGAGTAAACCATGCCATAAATAGAACTATTATAAGAGTTATTCCAATTCCTATCCAAAATGACCACTTAATAGTTAACCATACAACTGAATTTTGAGCATTATTACCAGTACCTATGAATTGAGCAACCTCGCCGACTTGTTCTTGAGATTCGGTAACTTTAACTGAACTATCTTTAGTTTGTTCTGGTTGAGGTTTAGGCATTTTTACCTTATTTATCATGCTGTTCCTCTTTTTCTGCTCCTAGTTCTTTATCTTCTCTTTCTTTTCCTAAAAAGAATGTATATTCAACAGAAAAAGCATGTGTCGTAGGGGATAACGCACTGATTCCAAAGGATAAAAATAATTCACGATTGCTATAAGTACCAACTTCTGTAGGCAAAACCCATCCCTTTTTTAAAGGTCCATAAGTACCATCTAATTCTATAATCAGACCATTACCATCATCTGACAATCTCGTTTTAATATTACCTTCGTTGCCTTTAGCATTAACGCCTAGTGAGCATTGCGTAAAATCAAATTGGATATAAATTTCATCGATTTCAAATCTAAGAGGTTTATGAATATCCGTTCTAACTAAACCTGAATGTAAAACTTCTAAGTTACCTGATTTAATAATCATTAATTGGTTCTCTAACAAAAACTTAGCTGACATTCTATATAGATAAGCTAATAAATTAAAGATTAAATTATTTAAGATATTATTATATTTATCCCCGTACGAAACGGGGATGTAGCCAATGCTCAATCAAAGTAAGCGTTAATGTCATTAATGATTTGTTGTAAATCACCTGATGTAACTTGTACATTATTTGTATAGGCATCAATGCCCACATTAATTGTTGATGAAACTGTTTCAATAGCAATTGAATCATCATAAATTTTCCAAGAAACAATATTATCCATATTTACGAAAAAATCTGGTAGTAGTTGTAATTTTCTAGCCATAAAAAACCTTTATCTATTAGTTAGTTGAGATAAGGAATATACACCGATTTTTTTTAAAAAAATATGGGTTGCAGTAGCAAAACGCGCCACTGATGCTAAAAGTCTCTGCGAGGCTGATTCTTGCAGGAAAGGGGATGTTTTCGTTGTCGATGTAGCTCCCAAATACTTCATACAGCAAAGGGAGCTTTAAGGGAAGCAGAACTAAGCCGCACTATATAAGCATGACTGAGTGTGCAGTAAATTGTTGCTGCATGGTCGATTCTGTATGGCTGCGCCATGAAAAGCGAAATCTAATTTAATACAGTGATTTTCATTATGATCTTTAGCTCTTTTTGAACTTCATCAGTGGATGTGCTTTTGAATAGCTCACCAAGCCACGGAATATCCATCAATAACGGTACACCTGACACGCTTTTCTTTTCTTCATTCGATATTAAACCGCCTAGTGCAATGGTTTGGCCGTTCTTTATCTTTACTGAAGTTTGTAGGGTTCTGGTGTTGGTTATTATGTCCGATGCAATAGCCGAATTACTCACACTTGAGCTTTCTTGTTTAATACTCAATTGAATATCATCACCAATAATGTGAGGCGTTACTGTTAGCGATACACCTACGTCTTTACGCTCTATTTGCTGCGTTACGTTTCCGCCGTCACTGGTTTCAGTGGACGTGAGGAAAGGGACGTTTTGACCAACTGTAATATATCCGCGTTCTCGATCTAATATTAGTATGTTTGGTCTTGATAGTAGCTTTGTATTTTGCGATTGATAAACAGCCTTAACCAATGCCGTAAAATCACCACCTTTATAGATTGCATGGCTATCGTTGAGTGCATCAAAAGCACCAATAGGACTCGACACCAATTCAAAACCTGCCGAGCCTAGATAGGACATATCAACACCAATTTCTTGAGCATCATTAATTTCAGTCTCAGAAATAACCGATTCAATGAATACCTGGCGCTGAGGTCTATCGATGGCCTTTATCAAGGTATCCAATATCTCAATTTGTTTCTTTGTTCCTGTCACGATAATGGCATTGGTAGTCGGTAACACATCAACAGTAGAGTTGTTTATCTTTTGTTTGCTTTCTGTATTGGTTTGCGTTAGAGAGCCGTTTAACGTGGATTGAATCAACTGAGTAACCGAGTTATTACGTACATGAGCCAACCGATATAGTTTAGCGGTTGTTGGCTCTGTAGGTTCAATCGATTTTTCATTAATTACAACGGTATAAAATCCATTTTCTTTTTTAAGCACATAACCGTGAGCATTAAGAACCGCCGTGAAGAATGGGGCAAGCTCTGAGCGAGTCAGGCCAACCGCATTCACTGAGACCAGCGCATTAACGCCGTTACCCAATACAATCGTTTGACCCGATTCTAGTGAGAACCAACGAACAAAGTCACTGATTGGAGCGTTTACCGTCTCAAAGTTCTGTACTGGTGTAGACGCATTCGAGAAGAAAGAAAGCGTTAATAAACTAAGAGCAATAAAGACTTTCATTGTTTTCACCTTGAAGAATAATTATGTGACAACGTGACTTTATATCGAAATCAAACCCCATCGAATTAAGGTCATCTGAGTAAAGTAAATCGCCTTTTTTGTTCTTTAGAGTGAACTTAACAGGCTGATTGGGAAAGTTGGAATAACTCGTGATTTTGTAGCCGCTTACTAGATCTGTCAGCTTTTTTTGATTGGTTACATCAACCGTTTTAATATCCTGTACTGGCGTTACTTCGGGAGCTGTTAACCACGCATACGAATAGGCAAGTAAAGCACCAACTGAAAACATCAGTATCTTTGAATACTTTTTAAAATAGATTTTGGTGATTCTCATTTGATTCTTAACCGTCCACGTTATCGAGTACCGACCATGCGTATAATAGGGCGGTAATACGGAGTAAATACCATGCTCATAGAAATCAGAAAACGCTTGTTTAGTGTCATAACAGGAGTAAAGCGATAACCCCATCATTGTCCATTTATCAACGGTCATTGCGTTCTGACTATCGCCATATTTCACAATACCCATATGAATTTTAGGCAAGGGCAATTTTTTCCCTGTAACCAGTCGATAAATACCACCGATAAAAGGGATCGTTAATCTATCCAAGCGTCGACAATAAACAACGTGCTCACCTAATGCCAAACGTGCCTGCTTATCAACTATCGATATGTCTTGAACGATGAAAATAATATCCCATCCAAGTTTTCGAGCGTGAAGCATCCAGTTAATTACGTGTTGGCGGCTTTTATCTGCCCAAGAACGTGAGTTAAACCACGTACCACATTCATCTAAAACAATTAAGCCATTCTTAGATTCATCATAGGTCGTGTTGCCTTTTCCTATTGCTTCAAAATCTTCAACGGTTGGCTTATCAGGTAAGCGAAATAAACGTGTATTTTTGGCTTTCTTGCCAACCATGTTTTTAAGATTGATATCTATATTTGAAGCAACAGGAGAACCATTAAGAAAAGCCAAACGTATTCTAGATACTGAAACGAGTGACTTTCCTCCGCCTAGTTTGCCAGTAACGAAATATACAGCCATTAGCTTGTTGCCTTATGGATTGCGTATATTTGCCACTCCCAAACCCAACGAGTAACACGAGCCGCTGCAATCGTTGATAAACAAGGAACAGCGTTTGATGGTGTGATAAAGGCCATACCACGTGACCATTCAGGCGGTAAAACATAGCTAATACCCTCAAGCATTAGCCAAAAGCCCGAAGAAATAGCAACTGCCAAACCCACAACGACAACAATAACAGCAAGGTTTAACGCTACGCCACGAGCCACAAAGGTGCTAAACCAAGCAACTAACTGCGCAGCAAGACCAGCAATAAAAGCAGCAATTGCAGGAACTCGCAATACATTACCGATACCGCTAATGATGGGTAATAGAAAAACAGGCATGATTAACGTCTCCTATGTGCGTATGATTTTTGATTAGGTGTAATGTCTTCTAATAAAATGTCCATAACGGTTTTTAACGTCCAAATGAACAAAATAAACCCGAAGATACTTTTAAATTTATCTGAAAATTCACAACTCAATTCATAATCAAACCATTCAATAGGTACACATTTATCACTACCTGTTAGAAGTGAAATACTTAAATCTAGAAATGGTTCAACCGTTGATTTATCTACTGGTGGTTTCGTTGCTAAATCTTTCGCCGCACCCAAAATAGAGGTATCAGCCGCAGATAATTCCGAATCCATACGATCATTTAATTGACCAAACATTTCAGCTATATATTCAGCCGTTAATCCATTCGGCCCCTCACAAAATCCGTTTTCCTCAGAGGGTATACAAGGCTCAGGTTGATTCTCTAACTTGTCATTAATGCCTTGTAATTGGTCTATGACTTTTGAGTCATCATATGGCACAGGTTTAGGCATATTACCAATGGCTTCGCCTAAACCATCTATTGAATCACCTATACCGCCAATACCATTACCTAAACCATTTATTGATTCACCTATAGCACCAAGGCCACCCATAATATTCGCAGTATTCTTATTATCATTAGCTATTTGGTTATCATGGATTTTAAGATCTTGAAGTAAACCTTGATAAACTAATTCGTTGGTACTACTCAACACATTCGTTTGTAATTGCAATGCGCCGTTAATATCAGAAAAGCCAAAATTCATATCTTTGTTAAGATTTTGAATTGCTTCAACAACCCTAGAATCGTTATAAGCCTCACCTGGTTGTGTTGGCGGTTGTGGTCCAACAGGGTCTACTGGCCTAGGTGGTACAGGATCAACAGGGTCGGGTTTTGGTGGGTCTAATGGATCGACTGGTGAAGTCGGGTCATCATCATACCAAGGTTCACATTGAGGCCATGACGGTGAACCAATAACACACTTGTCAGGCTCTGGTTTATCACATTCAGGTAATCCGCCATTGTTAGGGTCGTTACAATCTACAGGCGGCTCAGGCGGTATATTGTCACATGAGTCCTTAAACGTTTTAGATTCATTATTACATTCAAAACTATAAGAACCACCTTGAGCAGTACAAGCTTTATGGCCCTCTGATTTTAGAGCTGATACTTCAGCAGAATCACAATAAGCGGGCTCTGGTGGATGCTCACAGTTATCTGTAAATGACTCGGTTTCGTTATCACATTGATAGGTATATTTACCGCCAGAGGCAGCACAGGAAGCAGAGCTTTCATTGATAATATCCTTAACTTGAGAAGATTCACAAAAAGGAGTTTCAGGAGGACCGCAAACACCGGTATCAGGATTAATCAAATCTGGTGGGCATGAGGCATCAAGAAATGAAAACCAATTACTTTTAGATTCCTTAGAGCCGTTAGAATAAAATACTTGAGCATAAGTACCAAATTGGGCTCTTGTGACCGTGTATTCTTTAAATTTAATGGTAATTTTAGTACCAACAACACAAGAGTTTAAAACTGAAGTTTCTACAACTTGACCAACGGAAGGAGTACAAGCAAATGCAGGATTTAATATTTGAGTAACTTTCACAACCTTAGCATGAGCACTAAAAGAATAACCTGAAATAATAAATAGTAACGGCAAGAGTATTTTTTTAATGTTCATAATGAATGCTCAGAACGTGGAGATAAAAGGGGATTTACAAACAATTGGTGCCGTAACCACCATTGTTTAAAACGATTAAGAAACTTTCTGAGAGAATTTCTTGAATAGTTTGATGCCAATAACACCAACTACTAGTGACACTACGATAGGCCAACCAGCTGCGATAAAATCAGTAATTAGCGTACCAATTGCTGTCATTGCATCAGCAGCTTCTTGCGGAAGTGCTGCATTTGCCGTTGTTGAACCCACAAGGGCAGAGAGAACGATTAGAGCTGTTTTAGGTTTAGTAAAAGTTGCAAGTTTCATATTGTTATCCTTTTTCAAGAAGATATAGTTTCGACTACTTGGCGGAATGTTAAGAATTGTTTTCCTACCGCATAACCGAGTACAAAAGCAGTGAATAGACCGCCCATAATAAATTGAACGTCAATCATCGTTGACCTCCAAATACGCATCCGAGAGCAAAACAAACCATCAGGCCAATACAAAAAAGTAATATCCAAAGTTGCTCGAATTGCTCTACAGACATGATTCTTTCCTAATTATTTGTTTAATACTGGTAGTGCAAACAGGTGGAAACCGTTAATAGAAACGTGCTTGTTTTGGTCATTACCAAAGGCCATTTCTTTGTATTCCACTTCAAAGTTCATGCGTTTACCTACACAAGCAAGAAGCACTTCGCCACCCTTGCCGCCGTTCCACAACTTATCGTTAACCTTGACTTCAATAGTTGCGGTTGGATTGGTAGTGATCAGTTTGATTTTACCCACTTGCATCGTTTCGTTAGTGCCGTGAATGTTTTTAGTTTCCTGAATTACATCAGATTCATCTAAAATTAAGCCTTCCATTTTCATATTTTCGTAACCTTATAATTTAGTGATTTTTAAAAGCGACAGTTATTGACACAAGTCCAAGGAAATCAATGCCATGTATCCGGCACGGCTGCGCCGACCGAACACATGTCATAGATTTCTGAAGAGCAGAGCATAATAGCTTCGCATTGTTCGATATATTGCATATGAGCTTCATATTCAGCGTAGTGAGATTCACACATACGCTCGTATTCACGTTCTTGTTCAAGGGCATCAAACCAATCAACAACACCGCGCATAATTTGTTTCTGAGCTGATTCAAATTTCGCTTTATTCTCTGTTTTCCAGTTGCGCATACGAGTCAGAATAAAAACGTTTTTGAAAATCAGACCATTGATTTGGCCTTGAGCCATATCACCGAATCGAGTTGGTGAAAGCTCGCCAGACTCAAGCATTTTCGCTACAGCATCATGAACGGTATAATTGAGTTTTACTGATTGGTCAGCACGTTTAACAAACACGCCACCCATAGCAAAACAGAAATCTTTCCAATCACCGATATCAGCAGCACGACGAACCTTTTCTAAAAGATAATGTTCAGCACCGTTTAAATCATTTAGCATTACATCATCCTCGTTAAATTCATTTCTTAATCTGCGCATTTCACGCCATACGGAAACACTAGGGCCACCGATAAATTGAAACTGTCTGATTTGATTTACACGAGCCCAAGCAACAACACGTTCAGCGGCTTCAATGCCATTTAAAGACGAACCTTTGTCGGCTTGAATGTGTTCACCATCGATATTCTTACTTAAGTATTTAGCGACGTAGCCAACCGCAGAGCCTTTCGACCAATCGATATATTCAGCCTTGAAACGGTATTTTTTCGCACCGGCTTCACGTGGCGAATCAATCAAGGCTAAACGCTTAAATTGAGTCGTAACAAAGTGACGGTCTTTAGGTTTCATAAATAACAGAAAGTGATGGTGTGGCGTGCCGTCTTGGTGTGGTTCAGCTATGCGCATACCGTAAATTTTGATTTTTTTCTTATCCAAAATTTTACGTAATGCAGTCCAAACACCTAATAAATAGCTGTGAGTATCTTTCGCTGTTGGCGAGTTAGCATCAAGCCAGTTTTGATTTACTTGACCATTAGAAACAGCATGAAAGCGGCTAGGGGACGTTAACGTATAAAAGACCGCTTTATGATTTGATTCTTGAGCAATTTCTTCAAATCCACGCAGACGCACGAACATTTCCGAACGTCTGATTTTAGGATTAGAAACAGATTTATCTGATAACTCAGCAAGCGTGAAATAGTTTTCTTCGTTATCAGCATCATAAGCAACAGTTTGTTCTAATGCCGTTCTGTTAGAAGATTTACGCGCACGTTGGCGAGCTACAGAAAAATCCGAGCAATATAATTGCTTATGACGCTGAACTAGAGATAAGTCACGAGCAACTTGTTCAACCTCATAAGCACATTTTTTACGTAATTGACCACGTAGCCAGATTTCATCACACGCACGATTAACTAAAGCATGAAGTTCATGATTATTAAAAGCACGCTTGATTGTATAGTAAGAAAATGACAAGCCTAACGTTTCTAAAAGTCTACATACACGCATAAAGCGAGGAACTGTAAATTCAATATCTAGAATGATTTTTGTAAATTCACGAGATTTACGTAAAGCCATTTCTTTGATTTCATCATCAGATAAAGCAGAGCTATAGCCATTTTGACAAAGGCGATCGTTAGCAGCTTGAACAAGTCGAAGTGATTCAAAGTAATCTTTCTTTTCGCATACAGAAATAAACGTATTAACCATATGATTACCGAAATCACGATGCTTGCGAAACGTTGAAAACACAGGTTGACGCCAATCAGATTGGCGTAAATTGAAGTAATCAACATTACCAACACCACCGTGAGGCAGCTCAAACGCTTGAAGTTTGCTGTCATTGGTTTGGAAGAATGACGGTGGTAAATATGAAGCAAATTGCTCATTGATAATATGAAGAGTCATAATTAGTTACCACTTAACAGTTCAGCTCTAACCGTAAGGTTATAAACTTCAGCAATATGGTTATATTCATCATTAGTTAGCTTTTTATCTGCAAGAGCTTCATTTAAAAGTGACTTTGTTTCTGGATAATCAAAAGCAAACTTAACTTGAGCATAGTAACGAGGCTCAACTTCAGAAGAATTTCCAATCAATAAAGAATCGAAATCCAAAGATGTAAATAAGAAATAAACTGAAATTGGAAAAATAACAGCAAAGCAGGCTTCAAATAAAAATCTCATGATTACAATTCCTCAGATTCAACAACAGTAAAATCAAAGCTAACTGGTGCTTTTGAAGTTTTGGTTAACTTAAGATGTAGGCCACGCTCAGAACGCAGAGTACATTTATCCGAAAAGAACGAGATAATATGAAGAAATGAAGCCACCGTTAATGAACTTGGTAGATATTGCTTATCAGCAGAGAGCTGCAAATGGTGTTCATTGAAAGGGCTTGAATCAATAGTAAATAAACTATGAAATTCAGTACCTTCAAAAGATACAAATCGACTTTCAATAGATTCATCTTGTGAAATTTCAAAATCAAAAAAGTTTCTAACTTCAAAAACACGTAAATGCTTTGTCATGATTACTCACCACCTTGAATCAAAGTTTCTAGAGAAAGCTTGTTAGAACTCAAGTAATCACAATGCTCTTTGATAGAATAAAACTCAGAATAAGTAACTTTAGAATCAATCATAGATTCTTTAACAAGGACTAAAAAACTTGGATGAGTAGAGCAAATAGAAAGTTCGTGATACTTATCATCTGGAATTTCTATATAACGTTCAGATACAACAAGGATTGAAAACATAAGAGAAAATAAACAAAAAGCAGCAATAATAATTGATGCCCATTGAAAAATTTCACTATCTAATAGCTTATAAAACTTAGCTGAATGAAGACGCATGATTAATGCTCCAATCCGTAAAACTCACAGAATTGAGTTAGCATTTCATCGTTATCAAAAACGTACTCAAACTTATCTGATTTAAATGAAAATGAAACAGTATTGAAAATTTCATGAGCAACTTCTACTTTAGAAAAAATCAGTTTTGATACTTGAAATTTAAAAGAAAAAGAAAGTGGAGAATTATCGACATCGAAGAACATCATGCCCATATCAAATTCATTATCAGATTTAATAAATTCAATCCCATCAAGATAGAGAGAACTCATTTCACGGTTAGAACATTGAGTAAATTTCTTTTCCATAACAAACCCCGTAACAGATTGCGTAAGTTGGGAGGCTCGACTCAACCGAGTAGTTACGGTACAGAGTCAAGCCGAGCCAAATAAAAAGCCGACACGCAGAAAGTTGGCAAGGTGGTTTGCGAGTCGGTGTAACCAGATATGGTGACTATATTAGTCACCAAGAATGGATACCGCAAGACACCATAAATGGTGACTTTTAAGCTACAATTAAGAAAACGGAGGATTTGCCATGTATCAAAATGAACTGTTAGATGCCTATAAAAAGGCGCAGAATTACGTACAAGACAAGCAAATAGCTATGGATTTAAATATTCCTAAGCAAAGAATTACTGATTTCAGAAAAGAACGTCGCCATCTATCTGATTCACAAGCGCTTTTTCTTGCTCAAGGTGCAAATATTGAACCTGAGTTAGCATTACTAGGTTGTCAGGCAGATCGTAACGAAAATCCAATAATCAAAAAGTTATGGGAAGACATCGCAAAAAAGTTGAATAGCCAAGGATTACAAAGATTATCAATGGCTTGCGGAGGTTTGGCTATGTGGATTGGCACCCCTAAAGAAGCTATGGCTCAGTGCGCATTATGTGCATGGAATTATGTTGAGGGTTTGCTGTAAGCCTGAATGCGGCAAAGGGTGGGCGAGTGAAGTAGTGATTCCGCACATAAGGCGGCTCGCCCGTCTGCCAGTGCGTGAAGATGCTGAAAGAGAATCGCTTTGCAAGTTCAGCCCGTAACATAATTCCCATAATACGGCGCTAATGTGCTGATTTTTTTACTTTTCTATACAGACTATATTTGCTGAAACTTCTGTAAAGACATTGTTGTATTCACCAAATGGAGTGTGCCTAAGCTTAAGGTTGTCTATAAAGTAACCTTTTTCCTTTTCGCATAGTGCTTTCCCTTTATTTACAAATTGTTCTATTAAATTTGTTTCATTTCGTGCAGAGCGTTCAATTACATCGCCTTTTATTCCAGACGTTGCATTGCTGTTGTACGCAACAACGTTTGTTACCGAAACGTTAGGATAATAGTCTCGGACAGAACCATTCATTGTTCCGTAGTAGATGGTTTGAGCCATTGCTGCCGAACTGAAAATGCACATGCTAAACAACGCTATTTTTTTCATTTTGAATCCTTTCAATTTCTTGGGTCGCTGTTTTCAGTTTGGGTGTTCTGTTACACCCAAACTAACTCCGGACTTCCGGAAAGTCCTAAAATAACTCATTGCTTTCTTCTTCATTCATGCTGTCCATGAATCTTGCTCGTAACCTTAGTCCGAAAAGAATTTTCTTGATCACTTCTTTGTCTTCATCATCAAGTGATTTCATAAATAGCATTATTTGATGTGCTTGTAATGCATCAGAATCATTATCTTCTTCTAATAATTCTGAAAGTGGGACTTCCAAGACATCAGCGATTTTTTTCGCTGTGCTTATCTTTGGCTCATTCTTGCCATTTTCATAATCCATGTACGTTCTAGTTGAAACGTTAGCTGCTGTGGCAACAAGTTCTTGTCTCATGTTTCTTTCAGTTCTAAGTCTCTTTAATTTCGCACTAAACATATATAAAAGCCATTCAAGTGAAACTTTTCTCATTATAACCCATGTTTTTTTCACCTTGCGCTTGACGTGATAAAATCCTCACGTTAATGTGAAGATGTTTTCTATTGACAGGTTTTTTAGAACATCATGAACGAGTGGTTTATCGACAAATTAAATATGCAACAAGTTCACCCTATGGGTGGTCTTGCTGTTGTCGGTAAAGAGCTTTTTTGGCGTGTGGATGCTGCTACTGGTGAGTCAACTCAGCCCTCACCAACGCCTTTTCGTTTAGAAGGTAGTTTCAGTAGCTTGATAACTGTTCGCTGCGATGGATACAAAGTCAGTGTCGAGGGAAATCCATCAAGATGGATGAGAATGGACAACCTTTTCGGGTTCAAAACCATTGATGAATGCGTTGCTGTTTACAATCGTATTTTGCAGCAATGTGGATTGCCTCCTTTCACTAAATCTACTCGTGTTTACTTTAGGCAGACTGACGAATCGAAAAAAGCGTTACTAGAATCAGATGGTGCTGTTATTAAACACATTGATTTTACTAGAAATCTTGCAGTTGGAGAGGGGCATGAAATTGCCTATTTACGAGCAATCTCAGGGCAGACGATAGGACGTTCTAAGATTGGTTATCTTTACCCAAACCAACAAACGGTTGATTGGAATAAGGGTTCAACTTACCGCTATGACAAGATTTATATCAAAGCATTCGATTTAGAAAAGCATCGCAGTGCTAGAACTGCAAATTGCATAAACCAAGAAGATCTAGATTATTACGACCAGCTAATTGATTACTGCAAATCCAATGGCGTGATACGTGAAGAACATAGTTTTAAGCGTCCTTTTTTACGTCGAAAAAACCTTTGTTTTTATGGGTTGGTCACTGAAAAAGATTTCGAACCATATTTACAAGATTTGGAGAAAGCGATGAAACGATTGGAAGTTACACACACTGAATATGACACCATAGCAGATCAATTAATGGGTGAGGGTGTTTGTAAGTCACGCCAATCTGCTAATGCAACTCAGAGCGTTTATTTGCAGTGGCTTCACGGGCAGCATCTTAAGCGTAATAGCCAATACTACGTTCATCGTTCTCGACTTCTTCAAATTGGCATTGACATCGCTGTTGATTTTGATGTGACTCGTTTGCCAATTCAAATCCGCCGTCAAGAGGTTGTAGATATTCGCACTTTGCAAGTTCCTGAATGGTATAGAGAGCCTCATTTGGAATCATTACCAAAAGTTGTGGGGTTAGAAATTCCGAGTATTCCTGCATACCACGATACAAACAACGTAATCCCTTTTGTTCATTCTTCTCTTAACAGAACGTCAGGGAGAACAAATTTAAATTATACAAATGAAGGATATAGATAATGCAAGTCATTTTTATTAGTGCAACACATCGTTTTGGAACATCATTTAAGAAAAATCCACAAGGTACGCAATACGATATTTGTAATCTTGCATATGGCGACCCAATTGAACCAGTTAACACTCCAAATATGACATTTTACGGTCATGGCATTCAAGTTAAAGAAATAGGTTTAGCTAAAACTGCATTATCAAGCTTTGATGGTTTAAAAGTCGGAGAAATGATTGAGCTAATATTTACTCCAAACCCAGAGAATCCAAGAATGAATTTAGTTTCTGGATTTAAACCTGTAAAAAATGATTAAAGCCGTCAATTATGGCTCAATGTTTAGAAATTAATGAACAGGGTTTTCTATACGTTTCTAGTAACCCTGTTTCTCAATGTACTTCATTAGTGGCTTTATCTATTGAAGAATATAACCAAAGTCATGCATATGTTGATTTTGGTGACATGTCGTTGCTATTTACTTTTTCGTTCTCTCTTGTTTTGTTTTCATATAAAGCAGCTTGGGCGGTTAAAGTTGTAGCAAAAGCAATTAATATCATCTAAGAGGTTTATATGAATACTATCCGTTTAAATAAATTAGTAGCAGCAGGTGTTCTTGTTCTTGTTTCTGGCTCAGCTATGGCTACTGAGGGGGCGTCAAACTCTTTGGACTTTGCTGCAATGGTCACAGAGCATATTTCTGTTGGTAAGCTTTTAGCTGCGCTTGCAGTTGTTGCTCCTATTTCTTATGCCGTTGCAGGTGCTTTTAAAACGTGGCGCATTGGTAAGAAAGCAGTTAACGGAGCTTAATGATGTATGTCGTTCATTCAATGCTACTCATGTATAGCATGATGCTTTTCTTGGGTGGATTGTGTGGATTTGCAATGGTTCTTGGACTAAGGGGCAGTTAATTGCCCCTTTTTTGTCGGTGATATATGAAAAATCTTCTAATCTATTTTCTTACGTTTCTGATTTCCTTTTTACCAGTGCGTCATGCTTGGTCAAGCCCTCTAGCCGCTGTCGTAACGCTCGCTAGCAATCCAGTTGTTAGAACTGTCGCTGCCGATATTGTAGTTGACGTTATTGCTAGAGGTTTTGCGGCTAATGACCCTCATTATAAATCTAATGGTTCTATATCAAAGATTAAGTATCGAGGATTCTTAAAAGGTAATGCTAGTAAGTATTCTGCATTAGTATCTATTTTGTCGGCTGCGGGTTTTTTGGTTTTAGATGGAGTATTGTCTAAACCTGAATCAATTCCAGAGGGTGATGTTATGCCCGAAAAAGATGTTGTATGGAATATTCGTTCAAATAGCGGGGCTACCATTACTGAGGCAGCTTGGGCAGTCGTTTCAGGGTTGGATTATATTGTTGAAATTGAGATATTACCTTATAAACACGATCCGAGTCGTGAAGACTTAAGAACGGTAAACTATAAGTTATCAAATGGTAAAGACTGGGCTGGCTCAGGAGATACTGCATCTAGAGTTAATTGTCAGTACGCTAATGGTAATGTTTCAACATGTCAGCCAGATTTCAAACCCTCAATACCATCTCGTCCGGCTACAGACCAAGAAATAGATTCAGAATTTTTCTCATATGTTGGAACGCTATCTAATGCTGAAAAATTGAAATTATTTTCAGCAGATGACGGGGCGACAATTTATCCAGAGTTAATTCCTGAAATTGAGCCTTTTGCTCCACCTTTGCTTCCCAATGGCTCTCCATTACCAGCTCAAGGCGATGAGCTGTGGACTTATGCAGATTGGATTAATAAAGGAGTCGCACAAAAAACCGACCCTAATGCGGATTATTATGTTCCTCCTGCAAGTTGGGATACGGCGTATTACCTTGCAAATACCATTGCAGGAAGTGATTCGAAAGTTACTGATTTAAATACGGGAAACAAACCAAACCCTGACCCAAATCCCGACCCAGATACAGGCACTGGAACAAAACCAACCGTTATTACTGGTGTTGTTGAAGTTTCTAATTTGGGGGGTATTGAAAGTAGAATTGATACTACAAATCAGACGCTCGAATCTATTGAGAACGTTTTAAGTGATAACTTTACGCAGACTAAAACACCAGAGAATGATGTATCTCTTGATGAGGCAAATAGCTTTTGGAAAAGAAAATATCCAGATGGAATTACTGGTGTTTTTAATAAAAATTTAGAGCTGTTGAAAAATGGAGAACTCTATCAATGGATTTCAGGCTTTAGTATCGGTGGAGTTGCTATAAAACCACACTTTGAAATATGTTTAGATGCGACTGAATATTATGACATCGAGTGTATTAACTTGGATTTTCCAGATTATATATGGACATTTTTGAGAGCTGCAATGATGTTTGGTGCAGCAATTTATTGTAGAAGATTAATAATAGGGTAGTTATATGCTTGATTTAATTATTGAACTTTGGAATAAAGCATTAAAGTTAATTGCTTCAATATTTTTAAGTATTTACGATATGTTGTGTGATTTGGGTTGCCTCGCATTTGATAGCATTATGAGCCTAGGAATTGATGCTCTGAATGCAACTGGTTCATCGTTGAATTTTATCTCTGTAGTGCCATACATTGAGGCTATACCTCAAGACTATAGGGATTTCTTGGCTTATGTCGGCTTTAATCAAGCTCTATCGATGGTGATTAGCGCACTTCTTATTCGCTTTGTAATGCAAGCGATACCTTTTGTTGGATTTGGTAGGGGGTAATTATGGCTATCACGCTTTTAAAAGGTAAGCCACGTTCCGGTAAAAGCTATGAAGCTGTTAGATATCATATCCTGCCAGCTATTCAAGAGGGACGAAAAGTTGTAACTAACATTCCATTAAATGTCGATGAATTTGTTAAGATTTTTGGTACGCAAGTTCGAGAATTGATAGATGTGTATCCTTTTGATTTCAAAAATCCTTACGGTAATGAACGAGGGCTGCCTTATTTATCGGATCCAGAAGATTACATTAAGTACGAGACTTGGAAAGACGACAACGCTAAAGAATATGGTCCTCTGTTTGTTATCGATGAATGTCATTTTCATTTTCCAACACACACCACAGGCAAAAGTGTTATCCCTCAAGATCTCACTCAAAAGCAGCTAAATTTTTTCTCTGGTCATGGGCATTGGGGTTTTGATTTTCTATTACTTACACAGAGTGATAGGAAGCTAAACAAGCTGTTAAGAGAAGATATAGAAATTTGTTTCGAGGTTCGCAAGGTTCGAGCTCATTCCGATTCAAGTTATAGCCGTAAAACAAGTTATTACGGTGAGCCAAGAGCAACAGGTTTAATCAATACTGAAGTAAGGAAATATGAATCTCAGTATTTTGCGTTGTACAAATCTCATACACAGTCAAATGCACCTGTAGAAGAGGCTGCGGTGAAAGACATAAAAAAATGGTATCATAGTGGCATGGCTAAGATGACTATCTTTATGTTTTCATTGTCATTTTTTGGGTTGATGTATTTGATTTTTGGTTCAAATGAAACATCAGCTTCAACACCTGTTGTTTCCACTCAATCACCACCCGAAGCTTCTCCAGCACCGAAGAAAAGTCCAGTGATAACGCAAAAGTATAGAGATATACCATTCTCAAATTTTGACCTTTATATATCGGGTTACTCAGATTCTAGTTACTACGACTCCGAGGGACGTTGGCATTTACAACATGATGTATATTTTGAGGCAGAGAAAGCTGGTTATATTGTGAGCTTGAAATTGTCTGATTTATTTTTAGCTGGTTACGATGTTTCTGTGTATGGAGATTGCATGGTTCGCCTTACATATGGCGATTATAGCAAATTAATCTATTGCCAAGGTCAGCGTTCTAGTTCTGGAAGTGCTGATGTTGTTCCTGGTCTTGGTTAGATTAAATGTTAGTAGTTATTGGGAGGGGACCCGCAATCTGCGGGGAGGAGCCGAATCACTACTAACATTTGACTATTGCTTAGTTACAACAAAGAAATTTAGATCTTTAAATCAGAGCTCGATTTTTCCTGCTATATGCTTGCATGTAGAGGAAAAATGAGTAGACAAGCGGAAAAACACTTAAACATTATATTCAGTGTCAATTCCGCGCGTCAGCTTCTGTATACGTAGTTGCAGCGCTGCAACTTTTATTCAAGGTAGGACTTTTATGAATATAAACCAATTAGGTGATCCATATTTAAAGCAAGAACTTAAGCAATTCATATCTATCATGAGAAACTGGGAAAAAGGAAAAGACATTGACCCAGATACGGTAAATTTCATTCTCATGCGGATGAATTTGTTACTAACACAATTGGGAGAAAAAAATGAAGAAGATTGAAGAAAAACGGTTTTGTATTTGCGGTGATTGTGACGCCATCGTGCCATTTACCGATGAACTACATAATGAAGATGAGTTTTGTCAATGTGGCGGTCAAATGTGCGGTTGTGACTTTTGCAATGAAACTTATGCAAATCACTTAGAACCGGTTCTGTTGACGAGAATCTAGCGAGGCTTTCTAATGGATGAATGGGTTGACCGCAACATGACCTTGGCTGCAATCATCATAGCAATTGTAGGATTTACAACAGGTTATCTCATATTCTGAATTACCCTAAAGTGCGTATTATGTATATTATGTTAAATAGACTTTGGGGGTAATATAGATTGTTGCTTGTAATACTGCACTATCTCTTGTCTTCACTGCTTTTAACTTCAATTTAACCATAATCGTATTTACCATAAAATAGCTAATAATCAT